TGGAACCTGTGCGCAAGCATGAACCCGAAGCCGGAAGGAAAGACGGCTTACGCGGTGAAGTTTGCAGCGGACGGTTCGGAGGCTGTGCTGTGTGGTGCGGTCATTCCAAAGGACGGCCCGGCGCGGATATCGCTGATTGACCGGAAGCCTGCAGGCTACGGCACCAAATGGCTCGCAGACTGGCTGATTCCGCGATACAAGAGCGCATCATGCGTGGTGATTGACGGTCGGAATGGTGTCGACGTGCTGATTGACCGCATATCGGACACTTGGAAGTATAAAGGCTGCATTGTTAAGGCTTCCGCGAACGATATGGTTGCGGCGGTCAGCGTGCTGATGGATGGCTTGTCGGAAAAGTCGTTCACGTGGTACGCGCCACAGGAAGATCTCAGAGACAGTGCGCTGTCATCGGTGAAGCGTCCGATCGGCAAGGGTTGGGGCTTCGGTGGTGACAACTCGGCACCGATTGAGGCGGCTGCGCTCGCACTCTGGGGCGCAAAAACCAGTAAACGAGACCCATCGAGGAAGATGAGGGTAGGATGATGTTGATTTTAGACAAGATGATGTGTGATGCGGCAGGGCTGACCGCAGAGGAACGGGCGAAACTGTCCGACCTCATTGACGTGTTCAATGCTCACGTGAGCAAGAATGCGCTGAAGAACAAATACTACGAAGGGCACGTCACATTGGCGGACGTGAATCTGGGCATTGCGCTTCCGGAGCGGTTGTCTACCCTCGAAGTCGGGTGCGAATGGGGAGCAAAGACTGTTGACGTCCTTGCGAGCCGGTCACTTTTCGATGGATTCGTTGGAGAAGATGGTCAGTCAGCCGAGACCATGCAGAGGATCCTCGAGGACAACCGGTTGTTGTCGGAGTACGCGAAGGCCTGCAAGGATGAGCTGAAGTACGGGTGCACGTTTGCCACGCTCAGCGCGGATCCTGTTCTCGGATGTCGGATCAGATTCCATTCGCCGGCGACGGCTTCCGCATTGTGGAGCGGTGAGGCCGGTCGGATCGAGTGCGGCTTGTCCATCATTGACAGCGCGAAGGACGAAACGCTGTTTGGAAAGTTTACCCCTGCTGTTCTGAGGCTCGACACCGACACGGCTGTGGTCATGCTCCGGAAGGTGGACAACAGGTGGATCGCCGAGCGTCACGAGCACGTCATGGGCAGGCCGCTCATGGAACCGCTCATCTGGAATGCGACACCGGCGAAGCCTTTCGGGCGCTCCCGTCTGAAAAAGCCGATCCGGGAACTGATCAAAGGCTACGTTCGGACGATCGCGAACGCAACGATCGGGCTCGAATTTGCCACCAGTCCGCAGAAGTATCTGCTCGGAGTGACTGACGAACAGTATGATGCGGTGGTCTCAAACAAATTCAGGCAGTATGTCGGAAGTATCCTGACGGCTACCACGAATCCGGAGACCGGCGAGAGTCCGCACTTCGGTCAGCTGCAGCAGGGGTCAATTGGGCCGCATGTCGAAATGATTCGGCTGCTTGCCACCCAGTTTTCTGCGGCGACTGGCCTGTCTGTTACGGACACCGGCGTGATCAATGACGCGAACCCGTCCAGCTCTGACGCGATTCTGGCGCAGGCTCAGACGCTTGTGCTGATGGCTGAGCAGCTGAACAGAGGAAACGGCGACAGCCTGAAGGTGATTGCCAGGATGGCGCAGGCGATTGCCAGGAACGTCCGCCTGGAAGACCTGACCGACGAAGAGCGGAACATCGTGGCGCATTTCAAGAACCCGGCGATGCCGTCTGTGTCGATGACTGCCGACGCAGCTGTGAAGATTGCCTCGACACGGCAGGGATTCGCTGATACGGACGTCTATCTTGAGATGGTCGGATTTGATCAGGCTGACATCCGTCGCATCAAGGCTCAGGAACAGCGAGCGCGTGGCCTGAACGTTCTGGTGGAGATGAGTGCAAATGCTGAATGAAACGACCTTTATGGTGTACGTGCGCAAGATGCGCGAGCTGAACGTCGCGGCGGCAACCGAGATGCAGGCGTATATCGACAAATTTGGGTTCGATAATATGTCGCAATTGGTCGCTGAGGCGGAATACCTTGCCACCAAGTACGGCGAAGGCTCCAGCTCGCTCGCGTGTCTGCTGTATGACTATCTGGCAGAACAACAGGGCGCTAAGGTTCCGCCGGCTGTTCCGGCTCCGGTGGCAACGCATGACGAAACATGGGGCGCTGTGCAGGGTGCGCTGAATGAAGGCGAGGGCAAGGTTGCGAACGCTGTCAGCAGGCTTGTGAAGCAGGCCGGAGCGGACACGATACAGCAGAATGCCTCACGAGACCACGCACAGATGGCATTCGTCCCGGTCGGACAGACCTGCGCGTTCTGCATGATGCTTGCGTCCAGAGGATGGGAATCTGTCGGACGGAACGCTAAAAGTCATGCGGCACATATTCACGCAAACTGTGATTGCCAGTACATAGTGCGGTTCAACTCCAGTGAAGGCGTGGAAGGGTATGACCCGAATAAGTACAAGAAGATTTACTATGACGCGGATCCAGGCGGCGGCTGGAAAGACAAGTTGAACGCCATGCGGCGCGACTTGTATGCAGAAGAACATAATGATGATTCAAGCACCTGATTCGGGTGCTTTTTTCATGCCCACGTGAGGCTATCACGGATTTACGCAAAAGCGGAGGTAACTTATGGAAACTGTGAATCAGGACACCCAGCAGGTTCAGGAAGAACCGCGCACATTCACTCAGGAGGAACTCGACAGGATCGTCGGGGAACGGCTCCAGAGAGAGCGTGCCAAGTATGCAGACTTCGAAGCACTGAAGGAAAAAGCTTCTAAGTTTGACCAGATCGAAGAGCAGTCAAAGTCAGAACTTCAGAAGGTGACCGAGCGAGCGGACGCGCTCCAGAAGGAACTTGACGGGATGAAGAAGGCTGATGCCATTCGGCTGGTTCGCGAATCTGTTGCACAAGAGACCGGCGTGCCGGTGAATCTTCTGCACGGAGAGACAAAAGAAGAGTGCGAAGAGATGGCAAAGGCGATTTTGTCTTATGCCAAGCCGTCCGGCTATCCGCAGGTAAGAGACGGCGGAGAGGTTCGGAACACGACCGGAGGATCCACCAGAGAGAAATTCAAGGAGTGGTTTGACTCCAACATCAATCATTAACAGGAGGCTAATTATGGCTGATATCAACAGAACTACTAATTCGATGGCACTGCCGAGCGACATCTCCAACGAGATCATGCAGAAAACTCAGGAATCGTCCGCGATCATGAGACTGGCTCATCACATCGCGCTCCCGGGCCGTGGAGTAACGATCCCGGTCATCACTGGCGATCCGACAGCAGCATGGGTTGCTGAGACTGCGGCGAAGCCGGTTTCCAACGGCACTCCCGGAACGAAGCTGATGCAGGCGTTCAAGATCGCCGTCATCGAGACCTTCTCCAAGGAATTCGTTCGCGACATCCCGGCGCTGTATGACGCGCTTGTTCAGAGACTGCCCGGCGCTCTTGCTGGCGTGTTCGACAGCACGATCATCGGTGCAACTCAGGCACCGAGCGCAACCAACTTCGACACCTTCGCGTCCTGCACGGCTCAGTCGATCCTGAACGCGAACAACGGCACCTATCTCGGACTCGTTGCGGCTGATGCGGACATCGCGGCTCATGGCGGCGTCATGAACGGTCTTGCTCTCGGCGCACAGGCTCGTGCCCTGCTGCTCACCGCGACCGATACGACCAACAGACCGCTGTTCCTGGCATCCGCGAATGACGGTGTCGTGGACAAGGTTCTCGGCGTTCCGACCTACTTCAACAAGAACCTGTACAAGGCTGGCGCTTCTTCCGGATCCGTTCCGGCGATTGTCGGTATTGCCGGTGACTGGTCTCAGGCTATGTACGGCACTGTTGCCGGCGTTGAGATCGCTGTGACCGATACGGCTACCCTGACCAGCGGAAACACCACCATCAACCTGTGGCAGCAGAACATGATCGCAGTGAGAGCAGAGATCGAGGTCGGATTCCGCGCTGACACCTCTTGCTTCAACCTTCTGACTGGCGCTGTTCCGGCATGATGAAGTTTGTCCACTTCATTAATGCTTACGGCGGCGACATGTGGGTCGCGGAAGATCGCGTAGAAGAATACAAGGCGGCAGGCCATAAACTTGCCGCCGCTGATGCGGTCAAGCCCACAGAAGACGAAGAACCGAAGCCGAAGCAGAGACGCAAGACGACAAAGAAGTGAGGTGATCCGGATGGTGTACGCAACTGTTGAACAGGTTGCAGACGGCTTCCGCCCACTGACTTCCGACGAAGAGGCGGTTTGCCAGACACTGCTTGAAGAAGCGGCGGTGCTGATTGACGCATACAACGATCAGGCGGCACTCGAGGCCAAGCAGGTCGTGTCGTGCAGAGTCGTTCGCAGGGCGCTTGCGGTTG